GATCATGGCTCTTATCGGCACAGGTATGGCTGAGTACGCCGCTGCCTATTTGATGTCGGATAAGGATGATCAAGGCCGTAACCGTGTAGCTATGGACGACAAATCCATGTCCTTGCGTGGAACGCGCTTTGCTATCCCGGGCACTGAAAAGTTTTTGAACATACCGCACGGGTTTGGTACGGGTAATTTTATCGCTCTTGGCTACCAGATAGCAGCGTTGCTCAACCCTGCAGACAAAATGGACATCAGTACGTTTGCAAACAACGTAGGCCGTATTGCGGCAGACTTGGTCTCCCCAATATCTCCGTCAATGATTAAGCCGAACGAACACCCTTATGCGTTCTTACTAGATACTATCGCGCCTACTTTTATAAAGCCCAGCGCTGAGCTTGCGATGAACATGAATTCGATGGGTAACCCCATCTTCAACGTCCATGCAAGTAAGTTGACAGAGTCTATGACTGGCGGACGCAGCGTGCCGCAAGCGTGGAAGGAAGTATCTAACTTTATGCTTAGGCACTTTGACGTTGATATCCCTCCTACAGTGCTCAACTTCATGGCGTCTAACTACGCCAGCGGCATGAACGTGATGGCGTCTGTTGCTACTGAAGTAGGTTTGGCTGTTACTCAAGTTCTAAGCAATGGGGAACATGGTAAGACTCTGGACCCGAAGATACTGGCGGGGTCGTACGTTGGTAATACGGTGAACATCGACTCTGATGAATACGAAGAAGTAAAGCAAAAGATAACGGCGCTTAGTCAGCGAGTGAACACTGCCAAAGTAGACCCGACGTACAAGGGTATACAGCTGGATAAACACCCGGAGGCTGAAGCAGCCGTCAAAGCGTTCAACAAAAATTTGGGCGAGATCCGCAAAATTGAACAACGTATGAAGGCCATACGCAATAACAGAACGCTTGGTCTTGATCTCCAAAACCAACTACTTGAGGTTAATCAAAAAGCACTAGACGCTCAAAAACGTGTGGCCATCATCACTGTTGCGCCGTTTGGTATTGAGCCCTAGCGGACCCTCCATACCCTGACCCCAAGGCACCCATCCTTTAGGGTCACGGCGTAGCGAACCTTATACCCAGCAGCTTTGGCCCGCGTATCGACGACGTAGACCATGTTGGCAGGCTTGAGTGTGGGGATAAAGAAACTATCCCCCACGTCCATACCCTCGAAAGGGAAGAGCCACACGGGCTCTTCCACTTCACTATCCTTCGTTAATTGTGACATCGAGTGCATCCAGTATGCTTGCGAAAACATAGACGTTGATGGGAGGGGTAGCTCCCGTGCCTGCCTTCCACCCGGAGGACAGACGCTTCTTCTCGGTACCGATGAGCAGCTTCTCGCGCTCCAGCACCAGCTCAAACTCCCGGGTACTGACTTGCTTCTCAGCAAGGAACTTCTTGAACTCAGCCTTGTTGACGTACACCCGCTGGGTTGATGCCTCGATACGACCAATCAGAGAGTTGCCACGGTAATCCATCACCCGGTCATCCTCATTGAAGATGAGGAAGTTTTGCAGGTTCTTGTAGTAAAACTCACTGACTAGCGACTTGTAGTCGATGTTGGCGGGCTTCACAGTCTTGTCCCGGATCTGAATCATGGCAAGGATGACCACACGGTAAATCTGGTCATAGTCATGCTTGATGATACCTGCTTCTACGGCTAGCTCAGCCCCGGCAAAGTTGGCAGCAATCCCGTTCATGTAGAACCGATACTCGGTTGCGTTGCCGTAGTCCCGACTGAACCTCTCGACCCAGTAGTTGATCTTCGCCCGTATGTAGCCCTCACCAACTTTGAATAGGTATTTGATATAATCAGGACCAGCCCAGCCAAAGTTGGTACGGAACGGATCAAAGATGCGGTGACCCAGCGTAGGGTCTTCCTCCAGCGCCTTGGGCTTCTTCATCGGGAACTCGATGAGCCGCGCCAGCTCACCTTGGGGTGAGGTCTTGAAGGTGAACAGCTTGTCGTACAAGCTTTGGTTTGATGAGAACGCGCCCTGCATGGACGCAGACATCTCAAGGTCCCGCTCAGCGTTCACCGACGCTTGCATACGGAGCTTGGCCTTACCCTGAGAGATACGGTGCAGCATCTTGGATAGCGTATCTGGTTCGATATTGGATGCCTCGTCGATGCCGAACAGCATGTTCTTCAGGGCCAGATACCGTCCAATATGCGCGTTGTCAGTCGCCGCACCTTCCAACAAGCTGATGTTGTACGGGTCACAGAAGACGCTAAGCCCTGCGTACAGCGCACCAGTTTTGCCTACACCCGAGTCTGTACTCTGGTAGCAGATGGACGCCCCGGGGGTGCTTGTGAGATACATCAGCGGCGATCCAAACCCTTGGAACAAGCCGAGGGCATGAAGCTCAAACCCGGGGGCGTTCAAGGCGTTGGCTGACTCTTTCCATATGTCGTAGCTACCCTGCCTGCGAACAAGCTTGGCGATGTTACGGATCATGGGCGAGGCAGCAGTGGGTTTCTCTTCTCCTGTTTTGGTTATCTCTATGTCGCCTAAGACAAATGCGTCGTAGGTTTCTGTCCATCCCATTTGCATTCGCATGACTTCTGCAGTCTCCTTGCGCTGAAGGTGATCGTCCCACTTGCTCAGGTACTCGAACATACGCTGGACTTGGGTGACGTGGAACTTGACCCCGTTCTCGAACATCACCTGCTTCAACTTATCGAAGGCAGCAATGTATTTCAGCGGCATGATGAATTCCGCCACAGGGTCTTTTGGCAAGACGTGCCGCATCAGTAGACACATACCGTCTGACTTGGCAAACATCCGCTTGATTGGGTATAGGTCGTTGCTTGTCAGCATGACCGGGTCGTCCCTTTCACCATCATCATTTGCAGGGGGCATATAGAACACGCCTCCCATCTTCCCTCGCACAAACGGCATCAGGTCCTTGGGGAAGGCTGGAACCGTTTCGGTATCCGCTTCGCCCCGAACTGCGTCCGCCGTGGACATTTCTTCTTCACTGGGGGCAGCGGCGAACTTCCTTCCAAAATCGATGGGGGATCCTGACCTGAGCTTTCCTTTGAATGGACATTCATCACATCCCCGGGGGTTTTCTTTTTCAAATGCTTTGCATCCATGAGCCCACTTGGCGTTTTGCAACGACTGCTGGGCCTTCTTGTTTGTATACTCCGCGCTGTAGCCCGGATAGTCTTCCGACATCATGTGGATGGCTTCCGCTCCATCCACGCAACGTACAGCTACAGATAGCCCCGCGTACCACATGGGTTCACTCAAGCTAGCGGCGTTCTCGATGATGTACTTGATCTGATTGCAAGCTTGGCCGCTCAGACTCTTGACGACAATGTCACTGAACTCGTACTCAAAGTTGTCGTCGTATATGAATGCATCCTCGGTATTCACCTTGGGCGCATTGGCCAGCATGGACTTGATATCTAGCGGTATCTCTATGACACCGAGGAAGTCTCGGAAGCTGGCGAAGTCGTACTGATGAATCTCTTCCGTCAGTATGCGGGTAGGGTTGGGCGGGCTGGTCTTGTGGTTGAATGTCTCTGGGCAGCGCATGATACGCGCCACGTCAGCCGTGACAGTTGGGTCTATACGCAACCCATGCCCTATGCAAAAGTCCTTGAACTTCTCCGCGTAGGGTTTCCACTCGCGTACGGGCACGTCGTCTTCAAACAGCCAATACGCTTGGATGCCAGTGCCTGAGTCCACTATCACGGACGGGGGCAGCTCGTTGTCGTCGATGAACTGCAGGAGTGCCTGCGTTGCTTCCATCTTGCCCCCGTAGCCGCGCTCGTTAACATCTAGGTCAACGAAAAACGACCGGGAGTAGACAGCATGGTCCCCCTTGCGGGTAAACCCATCGAACGAATTTGGCGCTACATATACGTTATAACCTCCTTCTTTTAGCTCGTCAGTTGCGGTAATCAAGTCGTCCAGTGTTTCAGCGAACCTTTGACGGGGCTTCCCGTCCTTGATTCCAACTGCACAATAGACGCCCTGAGATGGTAGTGCTTTCTCGTAGAATTGTTTTTTCATATACCACAGGGATAAAAAAGGCGGGGGTCATCGTCCCCCCGCCAAGACATGACGACACTTCAACGAAACTAGACTTCGACTCCTATCAGGTCACTGATGTACTTCTTCGCGTCAGGAACCGACTCGACGGGCAGTCGCCCATTCTTCAAGTCGTTGCGCAAGAAGTCGATGAAAGTCTCGACAATCTTGTACTTCTGTTCCCTGATACCCCGGCCCCGGAACCAGCCGTACACCGTAGTAGGTGACGTTTCCAGAGCGATAGCAGCAAATGCCGCAGGGATGTTGGCCTTGACGCAGAGCCTTGCCAGCTCCAGCCCAAGCTTCTTTTCCTCGCGCTTGCTGAGTTCCAAGAGGAACTTCTCACCATAGGATCGAGACATTGTAGGTCCTTACTTTTTGGACCAGCGCTTGATGACATCAGAGACATCAGCGCCAGCAGCCGCTTCGGGCTTCTTGGTTTCACGCAGAACAGGCTCTTCCAGAACCTCGGGCTCGGGATCAGCCTTAGCCTTGTGCGCCGGGACTTCCACCTCGATAGGGGCTTCCCGGACGAACGGGATGGCCGCAGGAGAGGCGTCGGTCTTGTACACCGTCAGCTTGATGGCGTCTTCTGCCGCAGCGCTAGCTGCCTGCCGCTCGATGATGGGCACCCATTCCGGCTGGATGGCTTCGATGGGCGAGAACAGCAACTTGGGCACGGGAGACTTCGTATCGAACTGCATACGGGTCACGACCTGACTCATCTTCGAGTTGAAGTTGGCCAGCATACGCGCATAGGACTTGAGCGGATAGCGCCCGTTGTCCTCGTCACCCCAGATGGACGTAGCCGGAAGAACCAGCTGCATCACATCACCGCCCACGTCGGTCGGCAGAACAACTGCGGTGCGCCACTGCAGACGGCACGCAGTGCCCTTACCGCCTTGACCCGAACCCTTGACCGAGAACGGGCAACTCTCACAAGACTTAGCTTGCGGAGCGGCTACATCGGCATCAGGCTTCACACTGTCGCTCGACCAGCAGGTCGGGGAGATCTTCTCGCCTTCCTGATAGCCCTGCGTGTAGAAGGTACGGGCCGGGGCGCGGGCCGTGCGGACGATGATGACGTTCATGTAACGCTCATCGATAGCACCAATCTCCTTGCCGCCGACAATCTTGCGGAACACGCCACCCTTGATGGAGATGCGCTTGCCACCGCCAGCACCACCCGCCAATGCGCGGGTATCCTCGTCAGTGCCGCCGCCGAGACCCATGGCCACCATGGCGGACTGAATGTTCTTCATCACCAGATCATTGCTCATTGACTTATTCCTTACTTAGAAGACTTACGAACCGTGATGCCAAACTCGCGCATCACATTGACTCCGGGGGGCAAGCCATCACCCTGATGGTCACCCATGAACTGCTTGAAGTTACCCTGATGGATACGCTTCTCCAGCAACTCAACGGCTTCATTCTCAAGGACAAACTTCCGAAAGTTGTCCCAGTCATTGCAGATGAACCGCTCTTCCAACTTGCGCATGACTGTGCCGTGTGAGGTCTTGATGTTGTCAGCATTGATGCTGTTGCAGACATCGAGCATGATGGCTTCTAGCTCACCCATATCGCCCTTCAACATCTTGTCTGCTGCTTCATAGTCGGCCTTGATGCGCTCGCGCTCCGCACGGATAGCGAGGTAGGCTTCGACTGCTTCTTCTACGTTGACAGTGCTCATACTGATTCTAACTCCTGTTTGTACAGATCGACTAACTTGTTATGACTATCGACTTTGCCTTGAAGCATTGCATACACACGCTTCTCGACTTCACTGCCCTGTAGATGTACGACGGTCATCTTGTTGACCTGACCTACGCGATCTATTCGGGCGATACACTGAAGATACGTTTCTACACTCATTACAGGCGACCAGAAGACGACAGTGTCAGCAGCGGTAAGCGTTACGCCATGCGATGCCGACTGTGGCTGGATGATGAGCACACGCGGTTCTGTCTGCGTCTGGAACCTGTTGATGATTTCACTGCGATTCCTCGCAGTTACGTCACCGTTGATGACTTCGGTACTGTATCCCTCTTTGTTGAGGAAGTTGTTTACTACGACAATAGTATGTAGGAACGGAACAAATACTACAACCTTATTTATGGTTTCTTCAAGCACATTTTTCAACTCGTTGAGACGCGGTGACACATCAAATTCCACAACGTCCCGGTTGTCGGTGTAGACAGCCCCGCCAGAAATCTGTAAGAGCTTGGTCAAACTAGCCGCTGCGTTTACTGCACTTATCTGCTCGCCCGCAGCTTCCATCTGCATCTGCTGCTTGAGAAGCTTGTAGTACTTAGCTGCTTGTGGGGTCAGGAACACTTCGCGCATCTGATAAGTTACATCAGGCAGGTCGAGGCACTCTGACTTAGTGAACCGGATTGCTGGTTGCAGTGCAGCAAATACCATCTCCTTCGCGTTCAGCTTGGGCATCCACTTGAAGCGCGTGATCTGGACCATGACCTTGTCACGCCATGACGTGATGTACTTGGGCACACGATCCGGAGACACCAGCCTAGCAAGGCCAAACGCATCGACAGGGCTCTGACTGGCAGGGGTACCCGTCATCATCCAGAGCCACGTCTTGGGCGTGATGAGCTTGGCTAGCTTGCGCCAGCGCTGCGTACTCGCCGTCTTGTAGGCGTTGGCCTCGTCCACGATGATGAGGTCGAACCCAGCTTCAGCAATATCACTAGCTACTATGCCAACACCATCGAAGTTGATGATGACGAACTCGTAGTGCGACTTGATGATCTTGGTGCGCTTGTTCTTATCCCCATGAGCTACAGCCGCAGTGCGGTGCATAGCCGTCTTGAAGATATCAGCCTGCCATGCTGAGTACATGATGCTCAGCGGACAGATGACCAACACGCGCTTGATAGCGCCAATCTTCATCAGATAGTCAGCTGCCCAGATGGCCGCACTAGTCTTGCCAGTGCCTGCCTCGTTAAAGCAGAACGCACGGGGGCGGACGCTCAAGAACCCAGCAGTGGCCTTCTGGTGCTCGAACGGCGTATAGATACCCGGCCAGTCATAGTCGCGCAACATCGGAGACGGTACATCCTGCGCAGTAGTCACCTTATCCAGATGAGCTGCCAGAATCTCCATCTCTTCCTGCTCCCAACAGATGACCACATCGGTCATGTTTGGAGTCCTCTCTACTACATCACTACGGTTGATACTACGAAGAACTTGGTGCGCTTCATTGTGTGGCAATGCGAGCCTCACTGCAGCGTTTTCAACTATTTGCATACTGTCCTCTACTTCATAGAACTATCGGGCTTACGTTTGAAAGAACGGTTCTTGTGGGGAGACTCTAATCTCACCCCGTCCTTGTTACTACCACCTTTGCTGAGCGCCTTCACATGGGCAACGTCCTTGCCCTTGCGACTGACACCCTTCTTGTCCATCTCCCGGCGGGCGCGCTGGCGCTCCATCCGGTCACCGTGTTCACCGCGAGCCAGCTGCTGCTGGTACTCCTTCTTGTACGGCCTGACCTTATACGGCATGGCTACTCCTTATGGAATTCGCACGTCTTGACTGGACACCATCGGCACAAGGGTGAGGGATTCGCAGGCCACCAATCGTCACTGTAGGACTTCTCCAGTCTCTTCAGCTGCGGCGCGAAATAGTCCCAGTACTTGCCAATGTCATCCCGCTTGTAATCCTCAGTCAGGAAGCTGTTGTGTACTACGAACAGCAGACCTGCCTTTACTTCCAACACATTTGGGAAGTGGGCGAAGACCATCAGAGCCATCAGCTTTAGCTGCGCTGGATCCGGGTACTTGTTGCTTCCCGTCTTGTAGTCAACGATGAACGCACTGCCGCCGTTGATGATGAGCAGGTCAGCGATGCCGCGAACCCAGTAGTCCCCATCAGCAAACCCACACGGGGTGCTATCCATCTTCAAAGCCATCTTGTGTTCAACGTATCGGTCCCCCGGAATCTCCTTGAGGGAATCGACCATATTCTTGAACTTGGTGTAGAACAGCGGCAGCGGGGTATCGTCCCGCACATAGTCCTCGAGCGCTTTGTGTACGTCTGTCCCATACTGCATCTGCTGAGTGACCTTCACCGGGTACCGCTGAAGAACCTTCACTTGCTGATACTGATGCGGACAGTTTGTGTACTGCTTCAGACCACTGTAAGACCACTTGACCACTGAACTACTCCTTAACTAACAGTCTCCGTAGGACGCTCCCATCTTGGCTTCGCACGCCACAGGCAATGTCTTACACCAGCTTGGGGCAGTGCTCATCATACGAATGATGAACTCCAGCGCCTGTTCCTTCTCCTGCACGGGCACAACACACACGATGGCGTCATGCACAGTCAACACGGGACGGTAGCGCTCTGCTACCCACACCATCTGCTCGCCCACAATGATGCGGGCCAGAGCCTGAACGATGTTCTCCACCATAGCCCCGCCCCAGATGTTCACTGGACCGCGACGTGAGGTATATATCATCTTCCCTTCTTCGTTGTACCGCAAGGAGGGGTATCGGATATGGAGTCCATTGGGTAGGCGAATCCCAGTACTGTCTATCCATACAGTACCGTTGGCCAGCGCAAAGGGCTTGGATACACCGGACAAAATTCCCAGCAGTGCCGAATCACACTCACGCCATAGCTCAGGTATCTTGTAATTGGTTTCTCGATAGAGGTTGACTATGCGCTTGCACTCTTCGAGGTCCAGCTCCGCCCCGGGAGGCTGGGTCTTCAGCGTGTGCTGCAGCTTGGCTGCTCCAGTGCCGTAGCCAAGGCCGAGTACGCACGTCTTGCCTACGAACCGCTCGACCGGGTTGGCCTTGCTGATGGGGCGGTTGAAGACCTTGGTAGCAAACTCCGAGTACACGTCGTCGCCGTTTGCGAACGCCCGGGTAACATCATCCTGCCCTGCCAGCCACGCAAGGACACGCGCCTCGATCTGACTTGAGTCACAGTTGATGATGACGTAGTTCTCAGGAGCCAGAATTGAATTCTTCAGTGCCTTCTTCCGCTTATCACGGCTCGGAAGGTTCTGGAAATTAACGCTATCCATACCAGCCCAGCGCCCAGTATGAGCACCGTAGTAGCGGAGAGGAACAGGAAGATAGCTACGATTACGCGCACCAATACCAATAAAACGCTCGATGCGACTCTCTTCCAAAGTGCTCTTGGTGCCGAGACGTACCGCACAGAGCTGTTGAATTGTCGGGTCTTCGTGTTCCTGTAACGCGATGAAAGCTTCATCGTTCTTCGCGAGAGCATAGGTTTCCTTGCCAGTTGTAGGGCTTATCTTCTTTGGTGCGGGTACACCGAACTGTTCCAACAGCCCAGCAAACTGCGGATTGCTAGACAGAATCTTGCGGACGGACTCTTCGTTGTCGCATCCAGTGGCCTCCATCAGGCCAGTCAGCAGGTCTTTCTTCTCCTGCTTGAGTGACTCCAGCCGTTCGTTCAGCAGGAAGTCATCCACCATCAGCATGGGGTCGGTGAACATACGCACCGTCAGATCGATGAGCTTGTACTCGTTGTCCGGGAACGCGCTGGAGAGAATCTGAAAGAGCTTGTAAGTAAGCTCCACGTCGTTGATACAGTACTCGCCATAACGTGCAAGCTCTTCAGATGTAAAGTCCTCCAGCCGCTTTCCTAGCGCATTGATGACCTCCTCACCCTTCTCACCAATCCCATACTGCACGGCCAGCGCCTTGAGCGAGCCGCCAACCTCGATGCCATTGATGGCCTTGGCCATGCTCAGCGTATCGAAATAGAAGCCGGGAATGATCTTGTAGATGGCCGATAGGATGAACCCATCGAACAGGGTGTTGTGACAGAGAACAGCAGCGTTGTCCCAGTCAATCTTGGCGAACTCGCGCCTGATAGAGGTACTAGTGACCCAATACGGCTCAGCATCATCAATCTTGATGCCAACACCAATCACCTGAAACCTTGGGTCGTTGACGTACTCTTCTGTAGTCATCTTCGACAAGGAGAAGTCCTTGCTGTAATAGGTCTCGAAATCTAGCGTTACTATGCTCACTACTTCCACCTCGTTTTACTGTACTTGGATTCCCATTCAGGGCCTGACTTCTCGTCGTGAGCTTGCCACCACATACCGAGGACAATACCCCAAACGAACGCGCTCAATAGCGCAAAGACTTGTAGCAACACTGCTGCCCCATTCAGAAGAAGTGTTCCATCACTTCTTCCGGAGTCATGTCGAACAGGATGATGGGCTGGCCGGGGCCAATGTGCAGACCAAGAATGTTGAAGTCTGCGTAATCCACCGCCTCGTCGTAATCCATGTCCTGTTCCATCAGGCACTTGATGATTTTCTCGTAGCTGTATACCACAAGCTGGTCATTGGTGCTGGTATGTCCAACACCGATGATGGCCTTATCAAGGCCGTCGTATGTATATGCAGTGGTCACTCCTTACTCCTTTCTCGAATAGCCCTAGCAAACATCTGACCGTAGTACGGTTCCGTTTCCAAACAAAGTTTTGCACACGCCTCGCGCTCGGCATCGACAGCATCCATCACTGCACCGATGACTCCGTCCATGAGACGCTGGTCTGTGATGGTCAGGTTCTTGGCGATGATGGCTTCAATCTGTTCAAGGTCGTTCATTCTGCCCCCTCGTTGTGTAACACAAGTTGCGTGATGTATTGCTCAGCGGCGGCTTCTGCTTCGTCGTCACTCATTTCGGTGTAGCAGATACCGTAAATTTCCTCTAACCGATATTGCAATTCTTCACGCAGTATAGAGTTCTCACGTCTCAGGCGGTCGCGCTCATCGCGCATATCGGCAAGTTCATCTGCCATTACTTGAATCAAGTTCATTCTTCAAACTCCTTCTTGCGCTTGGACAGATGCTGCTTCGTGTAGTACGGGTCGAACCCTTGGCCATCACAGTGGTCGCAGGTACGCATCTCATCCAGCCATTGGTCATAGACTTGACGTGAGCCGTAGCATGACGGGCACTTGGGACGCCCATCAGAAATGACCTTAGCCATGGTCACCACCATATCTCATCGTCTTGATCAGGCAGGTCATCGTTCTTGATGCGCTCCCACCATATGCCGGAGTAAAGACCCAGCGCCCAGAAACACACCATGACAAACGTCAAGGCGAGGAAATGCTGCTCAATCAAGTCGCTCATTTGTCCTCCAAGTGTTCATGTAATATCTTACGACGGGCTTCTTCATAGCCCTTGAGATACCCCAACTGCCATGCAATGCGCTGTTTCTTGCGCGTCATATGGTGCGGCAAGCCGCTTGCCAGTACCGGGTAGATTTGGTTCACCAGCTCAGCGGCTCGAACAGCTACGCGGTTTACCAAGCTCATACACACCCCCGCAAACAGACTTTGCAAAGCGCCACGGCCTCATCCGTACCCGTCTTGTTCCTGCATACCCAGCAGCGAGTGCCGTGTGCTGGATGACGGGTACGCCTCGGCAAGGCTTTCTTAGCCTGCTTCTTGGACATCTGCAGTGTGTTGGTCGGTGTGCGTACTCGACGCGCCTTGGCATTGCAGCCACAAGACAGATGCCTGAAAGTGCGTAGCGGATTGCCTTCGATGTACTTCTCGACGCCGCAGTCACACTTGCAGAGCCAGCCCTTCTTGGGAACGAACAACAGTACCTTGAGCATCCCGTAGCGCTCGGCTACGGGTGCTGGCCTATGTGTCTTGTTCCTAACGCTCGTCGTGTTTAGGACGGCGCTCATGCTCCAGTTCCTCAGTCAGGATGGCAACGTCCAAGGTAAGGCGCTCGATATCAGCGGTCTTGGCCTTCAGCTCTTTCTCCAGCATATCTATCTTCTCAGACAGATAGCCCGCGAGTTCCCGGCACAGCGTGAGACTATCCATTGTTCACCCCCACTCGGCCAGCTCCTGCCATGCGGATGGCAGCGTTCAGATACCACTGCGCCTTGAGCAGGTCTTGCAGCTTGTTGCCCTTGTAGTCAGCGCGGCTGACGTACTTGACGACGTTACCCAGCTCGTAGCTCAGACCCTTGGCTACGATGAAATCGTAGGTCTCGATGCCGCCCGCCGTGTAGTGGCTGGGGCTGTTGACCATATCGAATTTGGCCTTGTCCTCATCCAGCTTGGCTGCGAGAGCAGGGATTTGGTCACGGATGGCCTGCTCAGCTTCGATAAGCTCCCTGATGGTGCTCTTGGTGAGCTTCTGCATACGCAGAACTTTCTTGGGTTTGGCCTTGGTCTTGGCCTTGCCCTTGCCCCGGGTATTACGCAGGGTACGGCCCTTAGCGCGGTCATCCTTCCAGCGGGTGACATAAACGTATTGCTTGGACACGCCAACTTTCTTGGCTACCTCTTCGACGCTGAGACCATCGGCCAACAGGGAGAGGATTTGTTCGTGCTTCGTGTTCACTTAATAGACTCCATTGATTGCATGAGTTCGCTCACGTTCGTTTCGTCGATAACAAAGCCGTAGCCACCCGCTTCGCGGATTTTTACCAGATTGTGCATCTGCAAGGCCGTTGGCTTGTTGCCGTTTGCCTTGACTTCAATACCTACGAAAGTGCCTTTATAGCACACTAAAAAGTCTGGTGTACCAGAATTTCCATACCCGCCAGTGGCTGGCATGGCGTAATAGGCTCCTAACTTAGTCAGGGTTTTCTTGACATCTTGTTTAACTTTTGCTTCGGGTGTCATTGTGTTTTGCCGTGTGGATGTTGCGGGGGGCTAGTGCTCACGCTTCATGCGCTCAACCATTGCTCGGCAGCGCGCGTCGATGTAAGCGTCCATGTTGATCTCGTCGAGTATTTCCTTGACTTGCTCCCGGACAAAAATCCGAAAGATTTTCAATGCTGCTTCATCGATTGTGAGCTTTTCTACTTGGGTATCTTCATCTTCCATTTTCATACTCCTTGCCGTGTGGATGTTGCCGCGTGTGTGTGAAGCCAGTCCCTATTCCCAGCGCGCCCAGCGTAAGCTGAGCGGCTAGGAGAGCCCCTAAGAGGCCAGGATTTGGCCGGGGAGTCAATCGTTCTGCTCGCTTAGAATTTCCGTCCAGTAGGCTAGCATATGCTCGGCCATTTCTTTGTAGCTGACGTTGGCCGTTGAAAGAGCCGGGAAGAATGATTCCGTTTCCCTAATGAGGCGTTTGATTAGTTCCGCCTTACATTTTTGGTATACGTCGTCTTCTTCGTAGAAGTGTTCCCATGCCTCATCCAGCGGCATTTCCTGCTGGTAGCCGGGGAAGCAGTCCGGGTGCACTGCTTCCATGCATTGGTCTGCGAATACTTGGTCGTATAGGATTACAGTGTCTTCGTGCGTAAAGCCGTACGGGTTGCTGGCTGGTTCTCGCGGGATAAACGTGCCGAAAAGCGCGTCGCGCATATCTTCAATTTTTTCTGCCAGCTCTTCACGTTCGTACCGCTCAAACGGTTGCCAAACGTAGACGTCATCGGCTACTACCATTTCCAACACTTCACCGAACGTCTTGCCTTCCGGTATCTCACAAAGGTAATGACCTAGCGCGAACCGTTCGTATGCGTTCATTGTTCTTCCTCCGTTTCGTTTGCGTATGTGATTGGCGTGAAGCGGTGCTCCATTGCCGCCCGTAGGGTTTCGATTTCTTCTGCAATCCAGTAGCCCTGCGAGGGCATACTGACGACGCGCGCAATGTGCGCCCATGCTTCTAGCACGTCATCGGGGTCTTCCCCGTTCAGCGCATTCAGCACGTCTTGATATGAATAGGCCTTGGGGTAGGAGCACAGAAAGTGCTCCACCGCGAATCGTTCGTGTGCGTTCATGCGTTGGGACTCAAGCCAGTGTCGATGAGTTGGTTGCGCAGCGAGCTTGCAATGACCTGCCAGTGGTTGCGGCTATCTCGC